AAGTGGAAGAACTTATAAGGTTATTGAAATTTAAAAAAATCAATTTTTAAAGTAAAACATAATATAAATAATAAACTATAACACATATAGGAGAAATAGTTATGGTCGAAGATACAAAAGTTGTAGATTCAACAGAAATGAAGTTTACAGATGAAGAACTTCAATCGTTACAAACGTTACAAACAAATTATCAAGATAAACAAGTAAACTTAGGACAACTTTCAGTTCAAAGAATACTACTAAATCAACAATTAGAAGCTCTTGAAGCTCGTCAAGTTGAGTTAGAATCTGAGTACGAAGCAGTTCAACAACAAGAACGTGATATAGTTCAAAAGTTGAATGAAAAGTATGGTCCTGGTCAATTAGACCCACAAACAGGAGTATTTACACCCTCACCACCCCAAGTTGCTCAATAAATTAGTAATAAATTAAAAAAAAATAAGTAAAACATATACTTTAGGTAATTTACTTTATACTTATAGTAGAGTAAATATAAATAGTTTTTAATTATAAGATTTTAGGAGAAAAAATATGGCAGAGAGGATAGTTTCACCAGGTGTATTTACACGTGAAAAAGACTTATCATTTCTTCCTCAGGCAATCGGTGAAATAGGTGCGGCAATAATTGGTCCTACGAAAAAAGGACCAGCATTCACACCTACACAGATATCAAATTTTCAAGAATTTGAAGAAATGTTTGGCGGAGTTGATAATAGATTTTATACACCATACACGGTAGAACAATATTTAAGGAGTGCAGGTACAGTAACAGTAGTTAGAGTTGTAGGACTTGGTGGATATAAAGCTGATTCACTTGAATTGTTAGCCCACGGTTCGGGTCAAGCATCAAGGTCTATAGCAATTTTAGCACCATCAAGAGGCTCAAGTGGAACTGGTGATTTGAGTACATCAACTGTAGCTGCAGGAGCTAGTTGGTCATCGTTTACATTAACAGTTTCAGGTAGTGATGTTTCAGCAGAAACTTATTCATTATCATTTGATACATCAAGTGCTAATTTTGTAAGTGATGTTATTAGTTCAGACCCACAATCTACAAAATCTGGAGGAAATAGTTCTTCAGTTTATGTATATAAAATGTTCAAGAATTTTGCAATGAACACAAGTGGTTCAACTAGTAATATTAGTGCATCAGTATTAGTAACAAGTGATGGATTTGACTTTGATGGAGGCGCAACTTCATTTAATAGTAAAGGTAATCAATCATCTTTTACTGGTAACCAAGATTATATGTTCGCAAGAACACCAGTAATACAATCACAAAGAGTTGGTGGTTCAAGATATAGTCTATTTAGAGTATATAGTCGTTCACATGGTACTGATATAAATACTTCATATAAAATTAAGATATTAAGTATTAAACCTGCAACTGATGTAGCAGGTTCTGATTATGGACAATTTTCAATTCATGTTGTAGATGTTAGTAATGAAAATGTATTAGAAGAGTTTGACAATTTAACATTAGATCCGGCTTCACCAAGTTATTTTGCAAAGAGAATTGGTGATAGATGGGTTGAAATAGATACCAATGGTAAATTAACTTATTATGGTAATTATCCAAATTTAAGTAAATTTATAAGAGTTGGTGATTTTTCTGATATGGAAGAAGATGGAGTATTTAGATTTCCAAAATCTGTAGTTCCATTTGGACATGCGGCCGTTAAAAACCCAAGTCCTGGAGCAACTCGTATCCCATCAGCATCATTTAAAAGAGATCAAACTGATTCTAATGGTACATTTGACGCATCTGTACCATATGGTATTGATTTACTTACCAAATACACTAAAGATGATAACATACAATACCTAGCACCAATAGCAAATTCGGCTAATGTAGGTAATAATGTAACTATGAGTCTTTCTGATATGTTCGGAGATAATGATTTTGATTCTTCACTATCTTCAACATATTCTAGAGATGGTAATCCATTATCATTAAGTGGTTCAGCAACACAACAATTGAAGTTTGTTGTTCCAATGCAATGGGGATTTGATGGAAGAAATCCAGCAACACCTTATTATGTAGGTAGTGATATTGTAAATTCAAATACACAAGGATTTGATTGTCAAAGTTCCACTGCTAGTGGTTCAGTAGCTTATAAACGAGCAATTAATGCAATTAGTAATCCTGATGAATTTGATATTAATCTATTAGTAACACCCGGTGTAATTCACGGATTACACTCATCTGTAACTAATCATGCAATATCTAAAGTTGAATCTCGAGCTGATGCATTTTATATACTAGATGCAGCAGGATATGGAGATTCAATATCAACAGTTAAAGCTACAATTAAGACAGTAGATACTAATTATGCAGGTACATATTATCCATGGGTTAAGATAGAAGATAGAGATACTTCAAGACCAGTTTGGGTACCACCTTCAGTAGTATTACCTGGTACAATAGCATATACTGATAAAGTAGCTCACGAATGGTTCGCACCAGCAGGTTTGAATCGTGGTGGATTAACTACAGTATTAGAAGCTAAGACAAGATTGACTCATGCAGAACGTGATGATTTGTATGAAAATAGAATTAATCCTATAGCTTCATTTCCAGGTCAAGGCGTTGTTGTTTTTGGACAGAAAACACTACAATCTAAACCATCGGCATTAGATAGAATTAATGTTCGTAGATTGTTAATTGCAATGAGAAAGTTTATTGCAAGTGCATCAAGATACTTAGTATTCGAACAAAATAGTCAAGCATTGAGAAATCGTTTCTTGAATATTGTGAATCCTTATCTTGAACAAGTACAACAAAATAGTGGTTTAAGTGCGTTTAGAGTAGTGATGGATGATTCTAATAATACACCAGATGTAATAGATAGAAATCAATTGGTTGGACAAATATTTATTCAACCAACACGTACAGCTGAGTTTATTGTATTAGACTTCATCGTACAACCAACAGGAGCCGCGTTTCCTGAGTAAGTTTGACTTATAACAAATAGTAACGTATACTAGAAAAACCTCACTTTATTGTGGGGTTTTTCTTTATGTGTTATAAATTATTGAAAATTTATTTAATTGATATTTATTTATGAGTATAAATAAAGGATTTTTTTATTAGGAGATTGAAGAAATGGCTACATTAGACCCGTCAGAAATTATGTTCACACCATTTGAACCGAAAACCAAAAATCGGTTCATCATGTATATAGAAGGTGTACCCGCTTATTTAATAAAAACTGCTAACAGACCTCAAATACAGTTTGAAGAGATTGTCTTAGACCATATTAATGTCAAGCGTTATATTAAAGGTAAAGGAGCATGGCAACCAGTAGATATTACTTTATATGACCCAGTTGTTCCTTCTGCAGCACAAGCAGTTATGGAATGGGTTAGGTTATCTCACGAGTCTGTAACTGGTCGTGATGGATACTCAGATTTTTATAAAAAAGATGTTACATTTAATATGTTAGGTCCAGTTGGTGATGTTGTGGAAGAGTGGACATTAAAAGGTACATATATTGAAACTGCTAACTTTGGTGATTTAGATTATGCATCAAGTGATCCAGCAGAAATACAATTAACACTTAAATATGATTATGCGATTTTACAATTTTGATTAAAGTATTATTTTAAGTGGTTATGAAAAAATATTGTAGTGGAGTTGTTTTGTGTAAAACTCATCATAAAGAACAACATCCAAGTTTAAACATTTAACGGAGAATAAAAATGACTGAATTTATAGCAGCAAATTGGGAATATATTTTGGTAGTTATTTACGCATTAGAAAAAATCGTGAAACTTACCCCGACAAAATATGACGATATCGTTTTCGATATGATTCTTAAACCAATCAAAGAGAAATTCGCACCGTCAAAAAAATAAAATTGTTATTTAAAACTAAAAGGTTATAATTATAATTAGTTATTAAAATTTAATCATAAAGGAGTCAGTTATGGCTAATGATACTAAATTCCCTACTGAAGTAGTGGAATTACCGTCTAAGGGATATTTTTATCCAAAAGACAGTCCGCTTGCATCAGGTAAAGTGGAAATGAAATATATGACAGCAAGAGAAGAAGATATTCTTACTTCTCCTAACTTGTTGAAACAAGGAATTGCTATTGATAAGCTGTTAGAAGCATTAATAGTTGATAAAAAAATAAATTTAGGTGATATACTTATTGGTGATAAAAATGCACTTATTGTTGCGGCTAGAATACTTGCTTATGGTAAGATGTATGAATTTGTAACATTTGACGATAGTGGTGAAGAAGTTAACGCAACTGTAGATTTAACTACGTTAAATGATAAAGAAATTAATGTTACAGAATTAACAGAAGGTGTTAATGAGTTTCCATTTACTTTACCTAATAGTGAAAGAACAATAACACTTAGATTTCTTACTCATAAAGATGAAAAAGAACTTGAAAGAGAAGCTACAGCACTAAAAAAACTTCCAGGTTCTATTGTTAAAACAATGACAAGTCGTATGAAAAGAATAATAGCTTCAGTTGATGGTAATTCAGAAAAACAACATATTAACGAGTTTGTTGATAATGAACTTTTATCAGTAGATTCATTAGAGTTAAGAAAATACTTAAATTCTATCAATCCCGATATAAATATGACTACAATAGCCACTTTTCCTGATGGTAGAGAAGAGGAGGTGGCGGTGGAACTCACCGCACAGTTTTTTTGGCCTTCAGCCTAAAGACAAACCTTTAATTCACGAACAAGTCTTTCAATTAATATATTTCGGTAAAGGTGGTTTCACTTTTGACGAAGTATACAATATGCCTATTTATTTACGTAGTTTCTACTATAAAAGACTGGAAAAACAGTATAAAGAAGAGACTACTCAAATAAAAAAAGAGCAACAAAAACATAAACAAACAATTCCCCGTATAAAAAAATAAATTTTACTATTTTTGATATTTATAAATGAGTAACTATATATTTAGGAGTTTTAGTAATGTCTGGTAAAATAGGAAAATATACATATAAAAATGAATCAGTACTTAAAGAGTTTATTGGTTCTTTAATAAAAGCTTTGGCTGGAAGAAAAGCTAAACAAATAAGAAAACAATTAGCTAAAGATCCAGAGATGCAAAAATTAATGACTAAAGTAGAAAAAAATCAAAAACAAATTATGGCAAAGGCTGAAAAAGAAAGAAAAGCTAATCCAGTATTAGATAAAGCTTTAAAATCAGCTGGGATATAAATCAATTTAAAAAAACAAATCAACAGGAAAATAGATGCCACGAGGACCTAGAAAA